AAGGAGATTTGACCACCTTATTAACAATAAAAGGAGAACCGATTGGCTCTCCTTTTTTTGTTTACCATGAACCCTCGTAGCTATCCATCCATTCACCGTTCAGCGACAGCGACAGACTTCCGCCAGCACTAAAAAGCGGCCCACTGTAATCGCTCACACGGTTAGCCTTCAAGGGAACATCCGTCAGCGTCGCCGTTCCCAGCACCGCATCCGCACTCGTCTTGCTGCTGATTGTCACGTCCGTAGTCCATTCCGTAGCCGCCGATACGCTGAACATCGAAGCCGACACGCCCGTCTGACCTATGGAAGCAGATGGAATGTTAATCGTAGTCGTCTGACTCTCCGTCACAGCGCACGGCTCACCCGTCACATAGTCAATTCCTTTATACCAAGTCGCAGGCGTAATGTTGATAGTCGCCGCATTCTCAGGAACGGCATCCGTGAACGTCAGCCTCAGTTTCGTCACCACACGGTCCAGCGTCACCGCCCTGTTGCCGTTCGAACTTGCAACCACGTTCACCTTATAGTCCTTATAGAACGTATCACTCACCCTCTCCCACGCAATAGAGTGTGCGCCAACGTTCACCGTTGGCGTCGTACCCCTACTCGCCACGAAGTACACATGGTGCGCACCATACGCCAGCTGCATCACCGGCTTTCCGAAGTCCTCTGCCGTGTTGTCACTCTGATGCATCTGCTGCACCAGCTGTCCGTTCATGTAATCCAGCACCCACAGGTCGGTCATATCCTTGCCGTCCGCTTGCAGATAACCACGAGTCACTGACTTCCACTCTTCAGAGAAGTCGCCTTTTACCGTAAACGTAAACCTTTTGCCGTCCGTGGTAGATACGGACGGATTCTCTTCTACTTCGTCGTCATTAACCAACGACTTTTCACACGATGTCAGCAACATTGCTGCCAACATGAAAAATACAAATTTCCTCATTGTTTGTTGTTATTTAGATGAATATAAAATGGGCCTCTCGGTCTTGTCTTTGTTGCTCAATTCGCCGACATGGTACACCTGTACCCAACCCGAGAGAACCCATTATTATGAGTCCGACTTTCGGGTACAGGTTTTCTGATGTCAGCGAAATTGAGCGCGGCAAAGGTAAAACTTTTTTCTGACTCCACCAAACATTTCCACGAAAAAGTAAACCTTTGCCGCATTGTTTTGCAAAGGTATATGGCAATAATAATAGACGACACCATTCTGACCAATCAGGCTGATAACCTGAAAGCAGCAATGAGCACCGACCCGAAAATGCGGAAGGTGATACAGCAGCATATCCGTGAGGCTCTGTTCGAGGCACGTAAGCAAGTGATGTCAGATTTTCCTGCTGATAATGGCGACCCGAGGCAATCGGCCAAAGCTATCCGTACCTCAGTATATGAGAAAGTAATGGGTGGTAACATCAACATACTGACAGGTAAGAAGGCACACGGTTCTGTCAACTACCAGCCAACAAGGAAAGGAACAAATGGCCGTGGTGGAAATCGTCGTCCACGTTCTGAGCGTACTAAGCAGATGCAAAGCTATGGACCTCTCGATCGCGGCTTCATTTTACGCTTCGTCAACAGTGGTACGAAGACCCGTGTCATCGGATTCCGCAACACTGTCAAAGGCAACCGTGCCAGATATGAGGCAGCTGTTACCCGCATTCATCGTGGCGAGAAACTTCGCACTGGCAACCGTGGTGCCATTGCAGCTCGCAACTGGTTCACGACATCAGCTGAAAGTGCTTTGGGTAATGCCGCTCAAATGATTTCTGACCTGATAGAAATAGAGGCAGCAGCCATCGCAAACGGAGAACAATAAAACAAGATATATATGGCAGCAAATTCAATACTAAAACTGCGTGTCGATTCGCAAGAGTATGATGCGAAACTAAAGAAAGCGGCAGAGGGCTTGCAGCACCTGGCAAAGGCGGCACACGACAGCGGCAGTGAATTGTTACACCTTGAAAAAGACGAGGTGGCTTTCATTCGTGAGATGGGTTCTATGAATACATCAGCGAAGACGGCGGCGGGCAGCATACGCGAAATGGAGTCAACGCTGAAGGCGATGACACTCACCTACAAGCAGATGTCTGACGCTGAGAAGGCGGGCAATGCGGGGAAGGCGTTGTCCGATGCAATGGCCGAACTTAGAAACAGGCTCATACCAGCCAAGCAGGCACTGGCCGAGACGGAAAAGGAAATGCGCAAGTTGAATCAAGAGGTAAATGCTTCGCAGAATCCATTCGGGAAATACGGTAGCATCATCGACAATATCGGTTCACACTTCGGCGTCACTGGCAATCTCACAGAGATTCTGACATCGAAGACGGCCATGCTGACGGCAGGCATTGGTGCTGCGACTGCCATCGTCGGTAAAGCCACACAAGAGTGGGCCAAATATAATGCCGAATTGGCCAAGCAAGACCAGATAACCACCGTGACCACAGGACTACAAGGCCCAGGCAGCGACCGCATGACAGACCAAGCACGGGCAATGGTCGATACCTACGGTGTGGATTTCCGCGAGGCCATCAACGCCGCCAACACCCTTATGACCCAGTTCGGACAGACGGGCGAGCAGGCCATGTCGCTCATCAGCGATGGTATGCAGGGCATGATTCAGGGCGACGGGCCGAAGTTACTGTCGATGATTCAGCAGTATGCACCATCTTTCCGCGACGCTGGTATATCAGCGTCGCAGTTGGTGGCCGTCATTCAGAACTCTGAGGGTGGTATCTTTACCGACCAGAACATGAACGCCATCGTGATGGGTATTAAGAACATTCGACTGATGACGAAGGCCACGAGCGATGCCTTGAAGCAAATGGGAATTGACGGCGATCTGATGTCCCAGCAGCTGAGCGACGGCACGCTGACTGTGTTCGATGCACTAAAACAAGTGGCTGGTGGTTTGCGAAACGTAGACTCGAACTCGAAGGTGGCAGGTGAGGTGATGCAACAGGTCTTTGGCCGTCAGGGTGTGACCGCTGGTGCTAACCTTGGTAAAGCCATTGAACAGTTGAACCTCAATCTGGAAGAGACGAAGAAACAGACAGGTGAAGTTGGTGATGCCTACAACGACCTGTATAATGCCAACGTGAAGCTGAACGGTGCCATTCGCGATTGCTTTGAATACGACGGATGGGACCAGATGGCGACTGGCATCAAGGCCAACCTTGTGAGTGCGCTGGCCAGCGTTCTCGATATTATTGGCAGGATCAAGGGAGCACTCGGCGGGTTCTCCGTTAATCAGCAACAAGGCGGAGCACAGACTGGCGGCGGTGCTAACATGGAGCGAATGATTGCAATGCTTGGAGATGGTAAAAGTCCGAAAGCACAACAGACTTACACCAGGCAAATACAAGAATATACAGCCGGAATCTTTAGAGTCAACGACCAGATACGTCAGATTCAGGAAAAAGCCGCTCAGGATATGGACGGCAATATGGCCGTGGTCTACGAGAAGCAAATCCGCAACCTCGAAAATCGCAAGCAAGCTATTCAGCGAAATATGGCTGAATATGACAAACGTGCACAGGCTGTATTGAACGGTACGGAAACGACACCACCACCAGTCATAAAACCCACCCAGAAAGGTAAAACCACCAAGACCGAGAAAACAGAGATTCAGCAGAATGACGAGCAAATAGCCAATCTGACGAAGGAATATCTGAAGATGAAGGATGCTGCCAGCACAGCGAGTGCTGAACAGCAGGCAGACTTTGCAGAACGTATGGCCGACATCAAGGAAGAGATAGAGGGCCTACAGAAGCGTAACGAACAATTGCGACAGTGGCAGGACGAGGCAAAGGGCGGTAACAACGAAGCCCAGCAGAACGACAACCGCATTAAGCTGTTGACGGCTGAATACAAGAAGGTGTCGGACATGGCCAAGACAGCCACGGGCGACGAACTCAAAAATGCCCAGGCACGTCAGCAGGCTATACAAGCGGAAATCAAGACGCTGCAAGACCGCAACAAGGAACTGCGACTCTACGAGCAGCAGGCACGCGGCGAGGCTCCCGAAATGGGTAGCAAGAAGCAGTTGCAGCAACAACTGGGCGACCTACAGCAACGTCAGTCGTTGTTGGCTCCCGATACGCAAGGGTGGCGCGACCTACAAAAAGAGATTGACGCCGTCAGTCGTCAACTCGACATCGTACAGGGTAAGATTCCCAAAGGCGAGCAGGCCGTCATCACGTTCACCGTCAAGAAGGACGAGCTCGACAAGACAATGGCCAACCTGCCGAAAGACAGGAACGTTAAAGTCAACGTTGAGACAGTTGAGCCGAAGCCTGTGGACGTGAAGGTGAACGAGCCAAAGGATGTTAATGTCAAGGTGAATGAACCGAAACCCGTTGACGTGAAGGTGAACGAGCCAAAGGATGTTAATGTCAAGGTGAACGAACCGAAGCCCGTTGACGTGAAGGTCAACGAACCAAAGGATGTTAATGTCAAGGTGAATGTCGAAACCGTTGGTGATATTGACGACCTGACGGACGAAGACAGGACAGTACACTACCATGTCGAGACGGATGGTGCAGACTTGACGGATTTAACTGACGAGGAAAAGACCGTCACCTATCACGCCAACACCAGCGAGGTGAAGAAAGCCGTAGATGAAGTCAATGGTGCAGAAGTCAAAGAGAAGACCGCCAACGTGAAGGCTGACACCAGCGAGGCAGAGAAAAGCATTCAGGCACTTAACAACACGTCGCTGACTCCGAAAGAAGAGTTGGTAAAGGTAAGCATCGCCACCAGTGGTCAGGAATCTTTGGATGAGCTGAAGAAGAAACTCGATACGGATTTTGGTGACAGGAAGTACACCATTACCTACGAGACGAAGACAGTTGACATCAAGGCGTTCAACACGCAGAACATAGACTCTTTCCTGGCTGATGCGAAAAACAAGATCAAGGAAGCGGAAATCGGGAGTGAGTTGTACAACCAATTGACAGCCCGCATTGCTGACACGTCGGCACTGAGCAACATGATACAAGTGGCTATCAAGAACGGCTTCGACATGAGCACGCTCAACGGCATGGATGTAAACATCTGGCATACATTACTGGCTAATCAGGACGTGCCGACTGAAGACCTTCAGGCCATGCTTGACAAGATTAATGCATGGTTTGAAGAAAAGGGAATCAAATTAAAGTTTGGGCTTGATGCTAACACTGGTGAGGTCAAAGAGGAAAAGAAGAATAAAAGTAACGATGACACTATAACAAAAGCGTCGAAGTCTCTGAGTGGGCTGAGCAGCATCAAGGGTGGTCTTGAAGGTATGGGCGTAAAATTACCATCAGAAATTGAAAAGGCTATAGGGGTGATGCAAGCAGTAATGTCAGTGATACAAGGCGTACAGACTATTATCTCAGTATTTAGTACAGGAACGGCTGTTGCTCAAATTACATCTACCAATTTAAACACAGCTGCTTTGATTTCTCTCGAAGCTGCTATATGGGCCAATACTGCAACTTCAATTATCCCAGGACTCCGTAATGGTGGTATCGTTCCAGCCTTTAAGTCTGGTGGCATTGTGCCGCATGCAGCCATTGGTTATGAGGTGCCGGGACATGACTATTCTGACACTACACCGGTCATGGTTTCAAGCGGCGAGCTCATATTGAACCGCAGTCAACAAGGCAACCTTGCCAGCCAACTGGAGCAGGCCCGTCAAGAAAGCTACGGTGGCGGTGGTGGTACACCATACGTGCAAGGTGAGCTGATATACTTGGGCGTTAATAACTACCTGAAACGCTCAGGACGTGGTGAGATAGTAACAAGCAAAAAAGGATAAAAGATATGGCAAAGAATGGCAATAATATCATAGTATATAGTGGTGGCACAGCCATCGCTGGTACGCGATCGAGCGAGATACAGAGTGGTGCAGAACTGATAGAAGTCAGCAGCCCATCGCAAGGCACATGGCGTCAGTACATCGCAGGTCGAAAGGAGTGGAGCGTGACGGTCGGATTCTTGGTTCTATCCGATAGCGCACTGGCCATCAGTAACAAGACTGGCATTCAGGACCTGTTGCAGGTCGGCAACACGTTTACATTAAAGATCAAGGAACGCACAGCAGCCGACTCCGATGGTGTGACAGGCACGGCCATCCTGAAGACCGCAAAAATCACCATGACCAGGGGAAATTTGGTGCAAGGTTCATTCCAATTTACGGGAAACGGAACGCTCTCAGCACCAGCCGCCCAAGCATAACGCTGCGTGATGTAACGACGTGAACATTTCCATAGTTATTATTTGTTTTAGGTTATTTAGTATTACTTGAATTTAATTTGTTTTTGAGTCAGGGGTGCAGCGGCACCCCTTTTTTGTTGCTGTGGCACAGCAACAGACACAACGATGGCAGTCGGTAAACCTTAACCGCATACTTTCCAGATTAGCAGAAGATAAACGAAAAGAAATAGTATATGAAATGGTTGACATTAAACTACATCAAGCAACAGCTGAGGATTGAGCCGGACTTCACGTTAGAAGATGATATGCTGACGTTATACGGCAACTCAGCCGAGAATACGCTGCTACAACTGTGCAATCGCTCATACGAGAGCTTCTTGGACGAATACGGCGAGATTCCGCAAGACATCATTCACGCCACACTGATGCTCGTTGACGTGAGCTACCATCAGCGTAGTCCTATTTCGCAGTATCAGCTATATGCCGTCGGCTGTGCATTCGACCAGAAAGTGAAGCCGTACATGCGACTGACGAAGCGCGACGACAACGTAGAAACGACGGAGGTGCCTATCGGTAGCGACACGAAGATTGAGTTCACGGCTGATCTGCCAGACGACTTAACGCTGGCCGACATCCCGTTCACAGGAAAGGTCATCAATGTCAACCAGAAGGATAAGGTGATGGACTTCACGAAGGCCGATTGCATCAAGGCCGACGAGAGCGGCGAGTATTACGTCGTTCTGGTAGACACCGAGACGATGGGTGTTGGCTCGTTAGTAATGAAGTTGACGGTTCAGATACCTGATACAGACTACACCAGCGGCTATCGTAAAGAGGTAGTAAAAATCAATCCACATATCAGAATTACAGGTTGACACATGAAAGGAACAGCACGAATCATCAGCATGACGGCGGGCGCAGGTCGCATCGCGGGCAGCAGAACCAAGACTGAGGCTGCTGCTGTCGGTGTGGTGCGTGGCGAGGCTATTGACGCCCTTCGGAAAACCGAAGGGAGCGGTGGTCGCAGTCGGGAGGCTGGTGTGCTCCATTGGATGAAGGTCATACCCGAACAGGTGCAGGAGTTCGTGTGGTTGCATCCTGACGGTGTGGACTATAATATCGAGACGTCGACAAACCTGAAATGGAAAATCATTTAAAAACGAAAAGATATGGCATACGCACAATGGCTCGTTCCGAGCAAGACACAGGGCAGCGGCAATGATACTGTAAACGTGACCGCTGGCAGTAACAACACAGGACGCTCACCGCGACAGACCGCCATGACATTCAAGGCAGCCAACTGCGAGGATGTCGTGCGTCAAGTGATACAGGCTGGTAAGCCTGAGTTTGTAACCATCCAGTCGGCAGCAGCCGTGTCGAAAGACGGGGTAGCAACGCTGACCATCGAAGGCACCACCAACTCTTCGAAGTTGACGTTCTCGTTGGCAAGCGGTGGTACTTTGGTACTGACGCTCCCCGCTACCTATCTCGCCAATTCGCTGGTAACGAACAACGGCGCGGCTATCACAGGCGACCCAGGTGCCACGCAGGAGTTCCCGTTCTCTATTCAGTTTACCAACATTCCAAAGAATACGGTCATCACCGAAAAGACTGTGCAGCTCATTGCGACTGACAATGCCGGACACACTGCAACATGTCTCATCACTCAGGCCGCTGGTGATCCTGTCCTCGAAGTATCGCCTGAGAGCGTACAGATTGACTGGAACGCATACAGCGAGAGTACCAGCGCATCGTTCACGGTTACTTCTAACACTAACTGGACCATCGAGTAATCATGACAAAAGCAATCCCTTGGAACACGGGCGGCGGCAACATCATCGTAACCTTCAGCGGTCACGGTGATGGCGTCGTTACCGTATCGAGCGACACAGACTGCACGCTGCAAGACCGCCAACAGGTGCTGACCATCAGCGGTGGCGGGCTGACTGCCTACGTGCTGGTTGTGCAGAAGTCGGGCGCAAGGGGACTGATAACAAGTGACGGCAAGCTGCTGACGGTTCTTAAAGTTGGTGGTGGCAGAGACGCGCTATGTGCAAAGGCTGAGACGGGCGTCCGACTGACGGCTGAAAAGGCTGGACCAGAAAGGTATCAATTCATCACTAAAGACGGCAATCTGCTGGCAGTGGAACATGTAACGAATAACGAATAGAAGATTATGGCATACCAATCAGGACTTTTACGAAATCGCGTCATCATCGCCAACAAGATGCAGGCGGTGGATGGCGACTTCGGACGCAACTCAGGCGGCGTGAACTATCTGCGTCTGGGTGAATTCTGGGCAGAGGTGAAGTTCACGAAGGGCATGAAAGCCATGCACGAAGGTGCGCTGGACGCCTACGACACGGTGATGATTCGCATGCGCTATCAGAAGGACATGGATCGCGACTCGCTAATAGCTCACGACGGACGTGTGTACAGCATCCAATCATTCCACCGTGACTTCATGGAGAACATCACCCAGATAACGGCAGTGGAAAAGCCCGACCTCTCGACGGATTTTTACGAAACGTTGGCACTCGCGGCAAACGGTCAAGTGCTGACGGCTGATGGTCAACTGTTGACAGTTCACGATAAACCACAAAAAGACTAAGAATATGAGTACAAAATTGAAGGGACAGAACCTGCGAATTTTCCTCGACGGGCAGGTGATAACAGCGGCTTTGAATTGCCAGTTCCGCATAAAAAGCACCGTCCGAGATAATTCGACAAAGGACACGACAGGCGACTGGGCGCAAAATGAGATTGTCGATATGGGTTGGGAGGTGACAGCCGACTCAGCCGTATGGACTGGCGAAGGCCCAGGAAAGAACACGAAAGACCTGCTGGACTATCGTGGCGCGTTGGTAGACGTAGAACTGTGCGTCACCAACGGCGAATACAACGCCGAAAAGGATGATGTGCTGTTTGTCGGCACGGCTATCCTGACATCCATCACCGTGACTGCCAAAAATAGAGAAAATTCAACTTGCAATGTCATCCTGACTGGCAAAGACATCCTGACCATCCCGCAATGGCTGTGCGATGTGAACGGCAAGCTGCTGTGTGTTGTAGGTCCGAAGGGTTTGACAGTAAGAAAATAAAAAATAGGAGAATGAACTATGAGACAGAAGACAGTAGCAATTATTCACTACAACACGCCGGAGCTGACGATGGCGGCTATCGGTAGCCTGCTGAAGAATGGCGGCGGGCCGTTCCGTGTGGTAGTATTCGACAACAGCGACCAGCGACCATTCGAGGGCGCAACAAACGTGCAGGTGTTTGACAACACACGAGGTCAGATTATCGACTTCGAGAAGGAACTGGAGAAATTCCCTGAGCGCGACCGCTCGATTGGTTGTGCCAAGGGTTGCGAGTTTGGCAGCGTGAAGCACATGATGACGGTGCAGAAACTTTGGGAGCTGTTGCCCCAGGGCTTCGTGCTGATGGAGAGCGACATCCTGATCAAGAAGAACATCGACGAGTTCTTCCGCGAGGATTACAGCGTCTATGGCTATTGCCAGAAGGCGCAGCCGCATAACCCTTTTAACATCGGGCGCATGTTGCCGATGTTGTGCTGGATGAACGTGCCGATGCTCACCCGCGAAGGTGCCAAGTATTTCGACCCGACGCGCACTTATGGGCTGTTGCCTGGTGGTCGTGCAAATCGTAATAATTGGTATGACACGGGAGCCGTGCTTCTCGAAGACATCCTGACAAAGCGGCCAAGATTGAAGGGCTACCACCGCGACATCCGCGAGTTCGTGGAGCACTACGGCAGCGGCTCGTGGGCAAAGAACGACCTCAGTCAGCAGATGGCGTGGATAGAACAGCACAGGAACCTGTTTCCGACGGCTGACGAGATGGTGCAGATGCCATTGCCGACGGGTAAGGTGGCCGTGTGTGCCATCGTGCGCAACGAGAACCGATACTTGCGTGAGTGGATAGAGTGGCACAAGGGCTTGGGTGTGGAGAAGTTCTTCATCTACGATAACGGACACGGCAACGACGAGAATCCGCGTGACGTGATTGGCGATGATCCGCAGGTGGTGATTATGGACTGGCGCGACCGCGACGGCAACACTCAGTGCGAGGCTTACGACGAATGCTACCGCGAACACGGCAGCGAGTTTGACTGGATGGGATTCATTGACATCGACGAGTTTGTGCAGAGCGAAATGCCGCTGCCTGACGTGCTGAACATGTTGCAGGCTGACGTGGTGGCTTTCTCGTGGCGCATGATGACCGACAACGGACTGGTGCACTACGACCCGCGCCCAGTGCAAGAGCGATTCACACAGCCAGCCGAAGACCTGAAGCCTGAGTCGCAGTTCGTGAAGTCGTTTGTGCGCGGCGGCATCAAGGACATGTCGTTCGACCGAGACCCACACATGCCACACCATCCAACCTTAGAGGTGGTGAATCCTGACAGCGGCAAGGCTCCGCAGTGCAGCGTCGGGACGGGTAGCCGCGAGGTGGCTTGGATAGACCACCACTTCACGAAGACTGCCGAGGAGTTTGCGCAGAAGGTGAAGCGCAGTTGGCCCGCCATTCACGATGAGCGCATCATCGAGAAAGAGAAGAACGCTGCTAATCATTTCTTCAGGTTCAACGAGCGAACGCCTGAGAAGGAGGCGATACTGGGTGTGGAGAAAACGCCACAGGAATGCACAGAGAAAGCTGTTAGTAAACCCAAGACGCAAAAACGCAAGGTAAGTAAAAAGCAGAAATAGATATGAGTTTTTTCAGTAATCTTTTCAAGGCAGCGACACCGACGGAGGCGTTGAACTTCCGCGAGGCCCCGATAGGTCAGGGCACCGTCGGGGTGCCGGCATCGACTACGGATACGACGGACTATGCCAAGAAGCAGCTGGAGGGTCACGGCGGGTCGTTCGAGGAGAACATCGTGCCGGTGCAATCGCCGCGCATGGCGTTGGCTATCTCGGCGGTCTATCGTGCCATCGAGCTGAGGGCGAAGACCATCGGACAGATGCAGCTACAGTACCAGCGGCTTGACCGCGAGGGCGGCAACTTCGTGATGGACGTGTCGAACTCTGACCGCTATCAGAGTCAGGGGACGAAAATCAACTACCTGCTGCAAGTGGAGCCGAACCCGATTACGACGGCGGCGACGCTGTGGGAGCAGGTGACCATCGACCGCCTACAGCGCGGCAACGGTTTTGTGTATATCGAGCGCGACACGGACACCGACGAGCCGATTGCGCTGTGGCGTGCCATCTGTGGCGGCTACAACATAGGGCTGGGGACGTACAA